AGCAGGTAATAAGTACAGCGGTGATATGATCAGAGACGAAGAGACTTATACCAAGTTCCTAAAAGTTATAGATAGTATGTCTTATGTATTTAGGAATGAGTTAGAACAGATTTCAGATGTAAAGTTTGATGATCTCTTGGAGATAGAAGATACATATCCAAGAATTGTCCAGCTTCATCTCGAAGGCACAGTGTCGTTAGAGACAGTGTGTATAATAAACCGCTTGACTGGGTTTATTAATAGAGCAAACAATCAGATCACAGAAACTATTCTATGGCCTGATTTGTTTACAAAGATATCGAAATATCAAGCTTTCTTAAAGTTTGATGATAATAAGTTTAAACGGATTATTGTTGATATCTTTAAATAAGCATGTACTTTTAGCAAAAGTATGTTATAATATAAACGATACAAATTAATATAAATTTTTAAAGGAGATGTACAATGAGTTTTGCAGACTTAAAGGCTAAAGCTAATGACATGAGCGCATTAGTTGGTGCGGCCGGAACAAGCACCACAGAGAAGAAATCATACGGCGACGATCGTATGTGGAAACCCACAGTAGATAAAGCAGGCAATGGATACGCAGTTATTCGTTTCTTACCTGCAGTTGAAGGTGATGACTTACCTTGGGCTAAATACTGGGACCACTTCTTTCAAGGACCAACTGGACAATGGTATGTTGAGAAATCACTCACTACTATTAGTAAAGACGATCCTGTGTCAGAGATGAATTCTAAACTTTGGAATACAGGTATTGAGGCAGATAAAGATACTGCACGTAAGCGTAAGAGACGTTTACATTATGTTAGTAACATTTATGTTGTTTCAGATCCTGAGAATCCTGAAAACGAAGGTAAAGTATTTCTATATACTTACGGTGCTAAAATCTTTGAGAAGATTATGGATAGCATGCAACCTAAGTTTCAAGATGAATCACCAGTTAACCCATTTGATATGTGGAAAGGTGCTAACTTTAAAATGAAGATCGCTAATGTTGCTGGTTACAGGAACTATGATCGATCTGAGTTTGCTAATGCTGAAGCCTTAAATGCAGATGATTCTGTATTAGAAGGTATTTACAATCAACAGCATTCGCTTAATGAGTTTACTGATCCATCGTCATTTAAATCTTACAGTGAACTTAATCTTAAGCTAACTCGTGTGTTAGGTGAGGAAGTTAAAATGCCAGCAGTCGAAGATGATGCTCCATTTAATGATGCACCTGCAATGTCTGATCCTGTTGCGACAGCTGCTGATCCAGTAGCACGTGCTGATTCAGACAATGATGATACTATGAGTTATTTTGCTAAACTAGCAGCTGAAGCATAATGTTAGTTGTTGAAAACGAGAAATATCCACATATTTACAGACACTCTGAAAGTAATCAGAGACTGGCAATATATCCTGACCATGCGAGTAAGAAGAAGTATGCTAAGGCAAGATATACTCCTCGGTTTTACGTTGATGATTACGCACATGCTCAACGAAGCTTCGGGTCATTTCCTAGTATGGGAGAAGCGTTTCAATGGGCTGATGAGTTTTGTTATAACTTAACGCCAAAGACTGCTCATAAAGAGAAAGCATTAAAAAATGTTTATCATACTGTGGGTAAAAATACTTTACAAGTAAATTGGCCAGGTGAAGCAGTAGCTTAATTTGAGAAGGGGACGAAAGTCCCCTTTTTATTAATAAGTATGTGATAATCCAGAGTAAGCAAATCCATTTTTTCTATTAATAGAATTATCCGCTGCACCTACAACATAATAATGAGTTGCTGAGTTTTGATAAGTATCTCCATTTCCAGCAATTACTATTTGGCCTCCATGTGGTCCGTTACCCAATAATCTTATTCTTTCTTCTTCCTCTAACCTTAATTTTTCTAACTCTAAAGCTTTTGTTTTAGCTACTAAAGCTGACTTATCGCCAACACCGCTTCGAGAGGAGTCATTACCAAGATTGCCATATCTTTGAGCAAGTACATCTTTTCTCATTTGATTATCTGCCATAATTTGAACTTTCTTTAGTTCATCTGCTGTCCAATCACCGTTTTCAATTAAACCTCTTGTAATAAATTCTCTTTCTGCTAGAGATCTATTCATATAAAGTTGTTTAACGCTTTCCATTATTTTGGCATTTCTCGTTTTTTTTCTGTCATTTTGACCTGCAAAACCCCCAGCAACTCCTTGGTCTCCTTTAAATTTAAATTGATTAAATCTTGCATCATTTGCCATGAAATCTTGAAACGCATCTTCACTATCTATTGCTCTTATTTCTGCCATTGATTGTTCTGCAGCTTGTAATGCATTTTCATTTTCTTGTAATCGCCAAGATACAAAAGTCCATGTTGCCCAAGCCGCTAATCCCAAAGGTCCTAAAAATCTAAGTCCACCTTTCATTAAGCTAAATGGACTTTTAGGCATCATACGAGTAGCCCACATTCTTGCTCTTAGTGTTCCAGGTTTAGCTTTAGAAAATGCTGCAGTTGTTGCAGTTTTCATCGCTGTTGCTATTTTTGTTTTTAATTTATTAGGTGTTAATAAGGAAGCCCATAAAGCAGTATTTAATAGAGTACCACCATCTATACCAGTTCCCATTATACCATCATTATCACTATTATCAATATCAACTTCAGGTTCACTTAAATCATTAGCTGCACCAGTAAATGAAGCTACTAATAAACCAGCTGTAATTAATGGCCATAGTCTTGGATTCTTAAGCATTCCTGTTTGTTTAGCACTTAATTTTTTACCTTTGAATAGTTTTTTTCCAGCTATACGAAATCTTTGCGCCATTGTTTTTGCAAAACCTTTCTTAGTTCCAAATCCAAACCATTTTCTAAATCTTGCAAATGCACCAAGTGCAGTAGCGCCCAAACCTCCTGCAGCTGCTGCTTTAATATTACCCATAGTTCCTTCGTCAAAGAAACCTTCTTGATTTAAATCATCGGCACCAACTCCTCCCATACCTCCGATACCCATTCCTGCTGCACCTCTACCACCCAATTTTATACCTTCTAATCTATTTTCTCTCGCTAATCTTTGTGAAGTATTAAAGTTTTTTAATTGATCAGCTCTCCAGTTTCTATTATCAGCAATAAGAATATTGATAAGCTCATTTGTTTTACCAATTGTAAAAGTTATTGCACGAACACCTTGCTCGTAAAAATTATTTGTTAATGGAGCAGTTAATGCACCTGCTTCAACAGCAGCAGTACCTGATACAGCTAAACCTGTTCCTACTCCAGCAATTTGTGCTAATAACTTATCTCTTCGATTATCTCTTTTCTTACCACCAGTTTTTGTTAATGCTGAATCAGTAAATGTTTTTGCTTGACCTGCAATAAACCTACGACGAAAATCTTCTTGAGCATTTACAACTAATCCTTCAGTCTCTAATTGCTCTTCTCCTTGTAATGCAATTTTTTCAGCACGTTTGGCTTCTTCTGCTTCTCTTAATCTATCACGTACACTAGTAGCATTCAGCTTTCGTAACTGACCGACGACCTCTTGGAGTAACATTATATTTTGTTCTTTCTTAGCCATTTTGTTTTTTCATCCTTTCGTTTTGTTCTTTAACATGTTCCTGTAAAAGAGATAAATAAATCTCCCTTTCCCATGGCATCATGTTATCTAGCTCGTCTAATCCAAAATTATGCTGATGCATTAAAGCAAAATTCAGTTTATAATAACTTATAACACTACTATGAGAAAGGGTTATTGAAAAAAATCAACTAAACCCTTTAACTCTATACTATTTTCTTTACCACACTTAGTACAATCAAAATCTAAATTATACGATAAATAAGGAGCTTGAGATAACACATCAACAATATCATTAAATTGATCTGGACTTAAGCTCTCAACCATTCCAACGATTTCTTCATGCGGTACATCTGCTGCAATAAATGTTTCTTCACCGCTGTATATGGTTTCAATCGAAGCACAAACCATATTAATTATAGTTTCTGTCTCAGATTCTTTCAATAAATCTTTATTCCTATCCTTCATCGTAGCCCATTTTAAATCAACACTTATAACATTTGTTAACTTAATATGTGTATCTACTACATCATTTAAATTTTCAACTGTAACTTTATTTAAATCAATTTTTATATTATTTGTTTCTTCACATTCAGAACATTTAGGTGTTAATTCTATACCTTCACCTACTGACTTACTTCTTAAAGTTACAAACATATACTCAACATCAAAAGTAGTTAACTTATTTGTATCAATGTCTGATGTAATACAGGCATTAATAATAGCAAGTACACTATTTTCAATTTGTTTCTCATCTTGAGATTCCATTGCTATTAACAATATTTTCTCTTCTTTGACCGTATACGGTCTGTATGTAATACTTTCGCCTGTTGAAGGCACAATCATATCATACTCTGGTGTTACCATTCTTGGTAGCATATTACTCATCAATTTACTCCATTATTATATTAAACTATTCTATAAATCCTTTACTTTGTCTAGACCTAGCTACTTTTTTAGATGCTGTACTAATACTACGTTGAACTGGTCGTTTTGTATTATATTGATCAGCTCTACTTTGATCTTTTCTAGTAGCTAGTGTAGGAATATTCCTCCTTGTCTCAACATTTCTAATAGCATTTTGCATTGCTTTATATTGCTCAGTTCTTCTTTGATTCTTATTTACAAATCCTTTACTTGTAGCTGGGTCTTGTTTACTAGCATCACTAAACCAATTATCATATTCCCATGTAACTGTTATTTCAATTAAACCATCACTGCCTTCTCCTAATTCAACTTGGCTTACTTGTATTGGGTATGCATTCTTTAATGTACACTCATATGCTTTTGTGTCATCTTCATCACCAATTAAAGCTTCTATTTGAACATCAGCAACATAATCATTTTTATATAGTGTTTTATAATGATTACCACTACTATCAATAATCAGTTCTTGCCATAGATCAAAATATTTTTTCATATAATAATCACTAGTTAATAAGAATGTCATTGTGACTTCATCAGTAGCCATTGAATAAGGTTTCTTTGCTAGGTGATGATTATGTGTAGCTTCAGTGGTAGATATACGTTTTCCTGGAAGTACAACAGAGGTGCATAGTATCCATGTATCACGGCCGTCTTGTAGCCAATTATTACCACTTGCTCCATTTTTTATTGATGGATGGGTAAAATGAACACCATATCGATTGCCACGAGCTACTCCTCCGCGTCTAGATATTAAAGCTTTCATATCATCTATTTGACTTGGCATTAGTATTTCCTCGCTGAATCTGACCAAACTGTGCCAACACTGGCTTTCTTAAAGTTTGCTGTTTGTAAAAATATTGCTATGTTCCATTCTGCAGCATTTACCTTCATTATATTTGAAGTTACATTTGCTGACAAATAATGTTTAAAGCATGGTTTAAAATATTTATAGCTTCTTGTTGCC